GTCAAAACAATAAAACCTGTGATCAGAACTCTTTCCAATTGGAATATCCTTTAGATCCTTGTCGTCTATAGGGTTTACTCCCAATGGTTTTTGTGAACTGAACTTGTCATCCTTGTGTGCGTTCTCTTTTACCTCTGCTACAATGTCATCGGTTTTTTTTGCACCCTCAACGGTTGACTGTATTGAACCGCAGTATGCCTCCGGGTTTCTTATATCGTCATCATTTCTTGCACTGGTTTCACATGCACCAAATTCTTTGTCACCCCATTTGGTAGGCAATGGTTTTGTTATGTCTGATTTATCAGTATTGTCAGTTACGGTTGAACCTGCTTCCCACATCTTACAACTCCAGTATGCGGCAGATGTTTTGTCTTTCTGCTGATCACACTTGTGTCTGGCTCTGAAAGAAGATCTTGCTTCTTCATCGTCTCTGCGAATTTCCATGTTTGGATCCCCAAATCTTACTGTTACAGTTTTTCCAGTCTTAGGATCTTTGACATAAACCTTGAATTTTTTATTTCCGTCATCTCTCATTGGTTTGTTTAACGGTTTTTTATTGTCAGCTTTTGCAATGAAGCATCCCTTCTCCTCACATTTAATAATTACATCCTCGTCATCATCCTTTACAACATAGTCATCTCCCGTTGAGATTGATTTTGCAATGTCGTTTGTCGCGGTGATCAGTGCAAACGGAACTGCCGGATCCTCACATACTGCAATTTCATACATCTCTATATCCTTTAAATGGAAAGCGATACTTCCGTCCGATTGTTGCACGGGTGTTGCATCCGACGTTGTTGCTCCACCAAACGAAAGCCCTTTGTATTCTCCTGATTTTATCTTCCCCCATATTTCATTATCTAGTTGAGTGTGGTTAAATATTTTACCAATAATTTTTAATGCTGGAAGTTCTGTTCCTTCCTTGGTTACAAGTGTTGTCTTGGCATAGTTTATTCCTTTGCCTACTATTCTGTTTGAGTGTGTGTCTGATATTGCTCCTCCCCTGTCCATCCATATCGGAAGGCACTTATACAGTGAGTCTACTACCGTAACCTCCCCCTGTCTGTCAACCATTTCCACTGTCAACAGACCTTCAAAGAATCTTTCTCCTGACTCTTCTTTAAAGACTAGGCTTTTAGTTACAAAATTATTCGAAATCATCTATATATGAAAAGGTTTTATTTGTTTATAAAGTTTCAGAAAAGAAAAAAAGGAATGATAGTAGTGTTTTATGCTACTTTCTTTGCTTTTGACACAGCGAAATCAATAGTGAATCCTGCCATAAGACCGATTAAAACCAGTCCTAATATGTCAATTCCTGCCAAAGATATTGTTTGTGCGATAGCGATTCCTGCGAATCCTGAAACAATGACTGCACCTAGGAATTTCTTAATGTCGTATTTAGGTTCATTTGAACCAAGAAATCCTCTTACGGTGTTTAGTATTGCACCAGAACAGGTTGCAAGAACTACTGCGAGTAATGGGTCTACCATGTAAAACACTAAAAACGGATCTATTTAAAGATATTCTAATCTTCGTCTTCTTCAGAACAAAGTGGGCATAGATGCTCACACATTACCTGTAAGAATGTCTTATCTTGATTTGCCAAATTTCTCCAACTCCCTGGATACTGTTAGACCAGTAACGAATACTGATGAGATCAATGCAATGATTAATGTTTGTTCGAAAGTTAAACCCATATTGAATACAGTCTCAGCTATATTACCTGACACCAAAGGAGAGAAAAATGATACACCAAAATTACCCAGGATTCGTGCTACTACCTTTTTCATGTAGTTTGTTATATACTTATCTTATATAAATTTAGTTTATAGGCACTAACTCTTCGTCCTTAACCATGTCCATTGCAATTAACGGATCGTCATGTATGAACTCCACCAATTCCTTGTCGTCAGAACTGCCCTCGTAGTAACCGCATGGGGGACACAGCCAGAATATCAACTCGTCATTCATGTATCCATACATTCTCTTCTTGCATACGTCGCATGAAGGAGCAGGAAAGTCCATACTAAAGGTTTAAAAGGGTTTATTAATAAGGTTTTGTTTACATCATCATGGCATCTTCGATATACATATATCCTGATTTTAAAGAGTACGTTAGATTCTATGGAAGAGAACAGTATGACATAACATTTGAAGCAATACTGATAGACCTTTACGTTGACACGGCAAAGCAAAAACTGTTTGTAATAACAAACACAAGCAACGAGAAGGAAAGAATACTGAACAACCGAACAATCACTCACATACGAAACGAGTCGTTTAAGAACGAACATCTTAACGAGGACTGTAGACTGGTTACGGATAAAGACATTTTTTACAAGAACGGGTACATAGAACTGTTTCCAAGATTTTTGAGAAAACCTCTCATGAAACTAAGGGTTGACAGATGTGTAGGTGGAAATATAAAAAAGACCAGACTTGATCTGGCAAGAATGAAATACGATTATACAAGAGACAGAATAAATCTCATTGTGTACGAACCTACCTCCTGAATCTTCTGTCGTCAGTCATTATTTCCTTCCAGTCTTTTCCGTGCTTCTTTTTGAGGGAAAGCCAGAAAGGATCTGTTCCTAGAATACCACCCTTCTTGTTATACTCCTTGGTGACGTTTGCAACACGTCTGTGGCAGTTTGTACACAGACGAATATTGATCTGTTCCAGTCCAAATTTGTAAGCATTACAAAAATAACAAAGTCCATAATGCTTTACTTTTACGACTGCCATCAGTGCCTCTCTGCCTTTCTTGCCTGCACAGTCTCCACATATGTCAGAAACAGTCGCGTTGGATGCCTTGTTTGAAAGACAGCCAAAGCACAATGCTTCCTTGTATGAGTTGACTCTGGTATATTCGTTGTCCTGATGTTTTTCCCAAAGTTTTTTAGTATGGTCGTTTGCGTTCTTGTTGGTATCTAGTTCCGTGGGCAAAATCCAGTCAACCTCTTTAAGCATTGATCCAGTGCGGTAAAGCTATAGAACTCTATCTGTTCAGAACCTTTCTCACACTTGGTTGTCATTTTAATTATATCCTGAATAACGGTCTCGCAACGGGTTTTCTTAACCTGAATCTGGACAGTCTTCACGCTGACAACTGGCTCTCTCTCCTTTTCGGAACCAGTAATTGTTTTTCCTTTCCTCTTTGGTTTTTTTTCTACATTCTTGACAGTCATGATTCTTATATGTCATCTTTCTCCCAACTATTTAAACCTTCGAATTCATTCTTCACAATGTCTCGGGCTTCCCTTACGGTCATGCGTCCTGCCTTGCGAAGTTCATCTACTGTCTTAGTTTTATTCCATCCAAAGTCTACTGACGTTTGCAACGTAGTCTTGACAATTTCAAAGTTAGCTGGGGTAATACCATTTGGGAAAGATTTCTTGGACATGCTGGTTCCTGCTCCTGATGCAGGGTGTCCTTGTGCAACGCCACCTGTGTCTGACGGTCTTTGTTTTCCAGGTTCACCTTGCATTCGCTGTTGCTCCTCCTTTGGGGCGGCTGTGCCGCCTCTTCCTCCAGGGTTCTTGACGGTTCCACCGTTGTTCTCTTCGGCTTCTATCTGTTCCTTTAATGTTACTACAGGATCCTTTGAAACTATAAACTCTCCGGTGTGAGTTCGGGTAACTTCGAATCCCATGGATTGATATGCTCTCATGTTTTCAATCTCGACTCCTTCAATTTGTAAGTTTCGAAGTTTGTCGGTTTCTTCACCGGTCTTTAGTTTTAATTCCCAGTCTTCCACGTTTAACATGTAGGCGATCTTTCGCAAGAAACCCTTGTACAAAAAGTCCTGTCCCCATTTGACGGCTCTGTTGGTAATCGTAACCTGCAATCCTTCCTGAGACCAGCCGGTAGGAAGTTCTCCAAAGTAAGGTGGGAGGACACCATAGGTTGCTCCGATAATCATACGTAGTTCCCTTCGTATCGTGGTAAATTCTAATTCCTTTAATGATCCGGTAAAGTCTATCCACTCTGCCATGTTGCCAGCGTTGCCACCTC